CAATCTTTGAGGAATTGCCACCTGAACTTGTCCAAGCCTTGGAGGACGCTGGTGATGGTGATATATCTTTAACCGATGAACAGTTTGACACTGTGGTTGATTCCATAGAAGATTTGACTGAAGTTGAGGCGGTTGCTTTAATTGAACAGATTCTTGGTACGGCTGTTACAGCCGACCAAGCAGTATCATTAGCAACCAACACTGAAGTTCTGGCTGTAGTAACTGCTGAACAGGCAACAGAAATCTTTGAAACTTTGGATGTAACCGTATTAGATAACACTCAGTTGGATGCTTTGGTTGATGCGGTTCAGGATGCCCCTACGCAGGTAAGAAATGCGTTTGAAGAAACCATAAATGTTTTTGATGACGGTTTAGGTGATTATGTGCCTTTGGGGTCCAATGTTCCTGTGGATACCCGTAGAACCCTTATAGCAGTTGCTGCTGGGGCAGCCACTGTTGCGGCTGGTACAAGAAGGAACAAATAGACTACTATATGAAGAAAATTGTATCCGAAATTCATGGTTTGACATGGACATTGGCTGGAACTGGTATGGTTCTAATCACTTTGTCTGGTTCAACCAGAACATTTGGTATACAAATTACATTGGTAGCCATCATGGTTCACATGCTTGGCGCACTCTTAGGAGATAAAAATGAATAATCGTAATCAATCAGTTGACCAAACCGCTAAGGGTGGTGTTTTGGGTATTGTTGTTTATTTGTGTGTAAAGTATAATGTTGACCCTGCTTTGACTGCTATGGCTATGCCGTTGGTGGCTGCTGGTTTGTCGTGGGCATCAACAAAGATTGGTGACCCAACAGTCGCATCTTTTATTGGTTCCAAAACCTCTCAGGGTAAGCCGTTGACTGTTAAAAAGGCTGCTAAGAAAAAGGTTGTAGTAAAGTAATGGCTGCTAAAAAATCTGCAATTCAAGCCCGTCAGGGGCATCCTACTGGTATCATTGATGATATTGGTAAGGCTATTGGTAAAGCAATAAAAAAAAATAGTCCTAGAACCGTGTATGGAAATGTTAATCGTGCTGTAAGAACTAAAGTTCTTCCAAAATCTATTAGTAGAGATAAAGCATATATTGGAAAACAATTTTCTTCAAGTGGAAAAAATTATAATCCTAATGCTTTTCCAAAATCTAAACCGTTAACAAAAAAAGAGTTTAAACAAACTTCTGCATATATGGAAAACACTAAAAAGGCTGCCAAGGCACGAGCAAAAAGAAACATTAAATAGTTGAAACTGTTTATAACACCATTTAAACCTTGCACGCATCTCAAGGGGAAAAAACCTAGTGAGGTTACCCCTGCAATGTTGCGTAAGTCTATTGGTGGTGGCTCTCTAGAGTTATGTGTGGCTGATGCTTGGGAGGCATTGGTTGCTGCTGCTAAAGCAGATGGTGTTATATTAACTCCGACTAGTAGCGGTGATATGTTCCGCAGTATAGCCCAACAAAAAAAGGGTTTTCTGCAACGCTATCAACAAGAACCTATTGTCGGTGCGTCAACACGCACCTATAATGGTGCAAAATATTATTTGAAACCCAAAAATGCGCCATTGGCTGCACCAAACGATGATGCCAAAACATGTTCAAAACATATGTTAGGTGTAGCAGTTGATGTTGCCAGTTCTAATGGTAAGCGTTTGGAATGGATGTTTAACAACATTGCAAAGTTTGGTTGGTCTTGGGAAGTTGTTCCCGATGAACCTTGGCATATTCGTTATGTCGCTGGAGATGATACTCCACAAGCCGTACTGGCTTGGAAAGAATCAGTTAAGTAATATTCCCAATCAATGACTACGGTCATTTAGGATGGTTTTATGAAGAAAATAATTATACTGGCTATTGCCATATGTTCATTGTCTTCACCCACTGTTGTCCACGCAAATAAGTATCCTACTATCAAATGTGTTGAACACTATGATATTATAGAGATGGTTTCTGATAGCAAGGACATGATGTATGCTGTGGATTATATTATGTGGCGTGAATCCCGATGCAACGCATCGGCAATAAACAAAAATGACCCTAATGGTGGTTCTCTTGGGTTGTTCCAAATCAACAAATTTTGGTGCAAACCTAATAGATATTCTAAGAAAGGTTTTTTGCAGGAGGCTGGTGTGTTAACTAAATGTGCTGACTTATATAATCCTATCATTAGCGGTAAGGCTATGATGGCTATATATAATTATGGTGATAACCGCTACGGTGATGGATGGGGTCCTTGGGGCGGAGAACCGAAATGGAATTAAGACAACTACTTAACGAACAAGAGTTCCGTAAATGTCGTGGTCCCGAAGGTGCCACACCTGAGGAACTGTTGGAAGCGTTTTCCTATTTTTGTTCCAATTTTTGGTTTATTAAACATCCTGAAAAGGGTAGAACAAAGTTTGAGTTGCGTCCCGCACAGTTGGAAACTGTGTCTGTTTGGTTGGAGGAACGCTATAGTATTGTGTTAAAAGCCCGTCAGATTGGGTTTTCTACTTTGGTTTCTGCTTATGCGTTTTGGTTAACATTTTTTTGGCAAGACCGTTTTGTTGTTATGTTGTCACGCACAGAGCGTGAATCTGTTAAACTGTTAGCCAAGGCTAAGTATGGTTACCGTTTTATGCCTCAGTGGATGAAAGAACGTGGACCTTCACAAACAACTGAACATCAACTTAAAATGGTTTTTAGTAACGAATCCAGTATAGAATCATTACCGTCTAGTAATGACCCTGCTCGTGGTGAGTCTGTGTATTTGGTTATTGTGGATGAGTGGGCGTTTTTGCCTAATGCTGAGGAAGCGTGGGCTTCTATTGAGCCTGTAGCCGATGTCGGTGGTCGTGTTATTGGTTTGTCCACTGCTAATGGTTCAGGAAACTTTTATCATCAACTATGGGTTGGTTCCCAAACGGGAACCAACAAGTTTAAAGGAATCTTTTTTCCTTGGTCTGCTGACGGTGAGCGTGACGATGACTGGTATGCCAGCAAGGTAGCGAACATGCACCCTTGGCAGTTACACCAAGAGTACCCATCTTTTCCTGAGGAAGCCTTTATTAAGTCAGGTAACCCTGTTTTTGATATACAAATGTTGGATGACATGGTTACTATTGACCCAGATAACGGATACTATCATCTGTATTCTAGCGGTAATGGTGAGTTCCGTTATGTTGATTCTGGTGAGTTGTCTATCTGGGATTTCCCACGAAGTGAAGGTGTGTATGTGGTTGGTGCCGATGTCGCCGAAGGTTTATCTTACGGCGACTACAGTTCAGCCCACATGATTGATGCTACCACAGGGATTGTTTGCGCTCATTGGCATGGACGAATTGAACCAGACCTATTTGGTGAACTGTTGGCTGAGTTGGGTTGGTGGTATAATAATGCGTTGTTGGGTATTGAAAACAATAATCATGGTTTAACAACTCTTAAGGCAGCACAGAAACATGGTTATAAGAATCTTTATAGGCAGCGTAAGTTGGCTAGGGTTCGTCCTGAGGCTACAGATATTTTGGGTTGGCGTACAACTGCTACATCTAAGCCTTTAATGATTGATGAACTGAGTGCTGTTTTGCGTGATTCCAGTATTGAAGTGTATGACCGTTTAACTATTGCCGAGTTACGCACCTTCGTGCGTAAGGAGAATGGTAAGATGGCTGGGTCACCGCATGATGACAGAGTTATTTCTTTGGCTATTGCTGCACAAATGGTTAAATATGTGTGGCTTCCAGAGTATCGTCAAGATATGGCTCCTCCTACTAATAGTCTTTTGTGGTGGGAACAACATATGTTTGGTCCTAATGGTCCAGAAAAAACCTTTTTGGGTGCCCATAATGTGCGTCAGCGCACTCCTTTTGGTAATTAGGGAACAGATTGTGCTTTTATGATGGAATTAATGTGCGAAACTTGCAATAAAGCGTTTTATGTTGATGAGGTTCCTCGCCGTGGATTTACATGTTTTAAATGCCATATCAAAGGGGTGCGTCTTGGGTTTACTTATGGTCAAGAAGATTTTCATGGTCCTACTATTCGTGAGCGTCAGCGTCAAACTGTTGAACAGGCTGCGATTAACGGGTACAATGCTGAACCAGTCACGAACTGGATGTAACAAATGTCGCAAGTCTGGGTTCCAATTTTTGTCGCCATCATTACGGGACCAGTCGTTGTTGTATTACAAAAACTTCGTAAAGAAAACACCGCCCAACACGCCGAAGGCAGGATTCTTCTACGAGTAATAGGTACTAAGGTAGATAAAATTGGTAGTAAAATTGACAACCATATTGGTTGGCATGACGGTATTAAGGATGCAGAGTAATGGCTAAGAAAACTAGTGCAGACCATCTAAAACATGCTAAAATGCGTCTTGAAGCATCAAAGAAATGGCGCAAACAAGACGGTTACGATGGGCTTTGGAAGCGCATGAATGACCTGTATCGTGGCAAACATTTTGATGACTACAAAAATGAGGACCAAATGTTGGTCAATGTGGCTTTCTCAACCATCAATGTTATTTCACCTAGTATTTCTGTTAACTATCCTAAGATTACTGTCAACGCTACCAGTGCAGAGTTCGCTCC